TATAGTCTGCCGGGACAGTGCGGATGGGGCTATTTCCCCGGTGTTTTATTTTTATATCACGAACAAGTAAATGACGCAACAACTGCGGATAAAAAAACGCCCCCACGAGGGGGGCGTAAAAGCCGGGGAGAGGAAGGAGGACAAAGCCCTCCCCGGTGGTTGACCTATCAGGTCGAACCGGGCGAACCCCACATACCCAGCGGATCGCTCCAGCCGAAGCTGTAACGCTCACGGGCCTTGTACCGGACGTTACCGGTATCGAAGTCTCCGTCCATCGACGTATTCATCGATGCGCGGACGAAGTGCTTCATGCCGTTGGGTACATCGGTGGTTAGGAACCACGCGTTGGTGTCGGTCAGGAAGTGGTTGACCGTGTAGCCTTCCGGGATTGCACCCATCTGCTTCAGCGCGTTGATGTCGTTGTCAGTGGTGCTGACACGAAGCTCCGTATCAAGCAGACGCTTGGCTACGAACATCAGAGCCGGAGGAATGATGAGTTTACGCGGCTTGGCTGCGATCAGCAGACCACGTTCATCGGTCCACGCTGCGATCTGGATAACCGCTGCTTCCAGCGAGGTCTCGTTCAGGTCAACACCGGTCGAGGGGCTGTTGTAGTTAACAGCGCCGCTAACCAGCGGGTGACCAACACGAGTGCTGGAGGAGTTGTTACCGAACAGGGTGGTGCCGTCACCGCCAAGGTAGCTACCGTTGAACCCGTTGTTCAGGATCGACGCAGCTTTTACCTGCTTGGTGTACGCCATAGCACGGGCCAGAGCCTTGGTATAACGAGCCGACAGGCTGTCATACAGGTTGTCTTCCACCGCCTCTTCGGTGATGGAGAAACCAAGAGCAATGGTTTCGTGCGTGTAGCGAGCGGTCCACGCCTCTTGCGCGTTGTCATACGCAATCGCCGCGCCTTCCGTCTTGACCGGTGCAGCCGCGAAGCCGGAGAGTTTCGTCTCCTCTTCAAAGCTACGCTCGGAAGTTTCGGTGTCGTAGATTTCCTTGTGCTCTTCGCCGTAGCGCGAGTACTCCATGCCGAACAGTGCGTTCAGGCCGGGCAGGAGTTCCTTGAGAAGCTGGGAACGTGAAATAGCCATGTCAAGTTACTCCTTACACGCCGAGCGGGTTCAGGTAGGAATGAACCCCGTGGTTGAACTTAACCAGAACTTCTGGGTAAGTGTCATCAGGGGTGATGATATCCACAATCCGCATAGCCAGCGTAGTGGTCGAAGCGCAGGAACCCCAGTTGGAGCCGGTGTCCAGTGCGGTGTTAGCAAGGCCGGTGGTTGCGCTGCCGGAGAAGCTCGACAGTGCAGCGTTCTGACCGATTGCACCGCGAGCGCCGTTCGTCTTGGAACCGATAACCGTAGCAGCCTGAATCGAATAAAGCTGATCGGGATCGTCGCAGACGCGGATGTAGATGTCACGGTAACCTGCGGTATACGCGCCGGAGGGCAACGTCTGCGAGAAAACCGTGTACTTCAGGTTCGGATCGGTGAAACGCACGCCCACACATACACCCAGAATACCTGCCGTACCGTCCGCAGAAGTGGCAGTGTATTTCGGTGCTACCGGAGTAGCAGTGATTGCAGTGGGAACACCGTTGGTGTTCATGTAAATGACGGAACCCGTGTAGTACGCCGCAGCTACGTTGCTGGGGAGAAGGTACTCACGGATTGCGCCACCGTTAAAGGCCTGTCCACCGATCAGGTTGACCGGCTTAAGCCCAAAAGGCGTAGCAGTTGCAGCCATGAAAAATGCTCCAATTAAGTTCCGTTACCAAACCCGCCACCACGGCTCGTAGACGTTTTACGGTCTGCAAACAACGGCATACGCGGATCGTTATTCCGCATGAAGTGGTTATCAACCGACTCCATTTGCCCGACAGCCTGAGTCGCATAGTACTCATCTCGGGACTTGATCAACTCAATCGGGGCTTTGCAAAGCATAAGACCACCGATCTCCACATTACCGGTAGCAGTGTTACCAAAGAGCATAAGCTCCGGGTGATCTACTGCTTTCACCGGCTCCCATCCGTCCCGCATTTTCCGCGATACGTTCGATGGATCAGCTTGCCCAAGTACATGGGTAGCCACCCAACGATAACCGTACCCCGGCTCGGGGGTGGGGTCAGGAAGCGTGCTGGGCGGTGTGTATACCGTCCGAACAGGACGCTTTTCGCGTGATTCTAGCTCACGAGCCATCCGGGATTGTTCAGCCATTGCTTCTCTCCATTTTTGCCACTGCTTCAGCATATTGCTGCGGAGTCAAACCTAGACGTTTCGCCAGAGTTATCTGGGACGTATTCAGTCTGATCTTTTTAGCTCCCGTGGAACGCGTCCCCGGTGCCACTACCGTCGCGGGCTTTCTGGAGCCATCACCAGACGGCGACCTACTTTCAGACTCCCCAAAGAAGTCCCGGAAAGTGGTCTTCAAGCGGGCGTTCAACTGCCCGAAGTATTCGTCAGAGCGGGGGTCTACCCCCGAATTCACTAGCTTTTGATGCAGCCCTAGTGCAAAGCTGGTCATTTCCTCGTGTCCGGGTGTCCCGAACCATTGGTTTTGCGCCTGCCACCGAAGTGTCTTTTCATCGACTTGCGGTTGCTGCGGAGTCTCACGTTGCATATTTACAGGATATTCGTCTACCTGTAAAGCGATAGGATTGAAATTTCTAGCTGACTGTGCGCGAAGTTGTGCATCGGTAAGCAACTGTTGTGCTTCAAGGATCGCATCCGTATCCCCAAGCTCGTAGGCTTCCTTGTACTTCTTCTTCGCCATCTCCAGCGAAGTTTCTGCCGCTGTACGTGCAGTTTCAGCGAACTGCTTGCTGCCCGTATTAACGACTTCTTTAAGCTGGCGGTTCTCGCTGATAAGCTGCTGAGCAAGCCGCTCAAGCTCAATCTTCTCCCGCAGCGTTGCTTCTTTAGCCCTGCGCTCATCGTGGCGGGCGTGAGTAAGCTCCTTGATGCGCTTTTTTACGCCATCGGAGTAATTATCAAGTTCATCATCAGTCGGTTCGTCTACCGGACGCGAAAGCGGCTTTCGCCCCCTGTCTGCTTCCGGGGTATCGTCAACGACCTCCAATTCGACCTCATCCTCCGCATCGGGAGAGGCTACCAAATCTTCATCGGGGAACTTGTAATCATCAGCCATACGTCACTCCATGCGCCATCAGGCGAGTTGTTAATCAGACAGCAACGCGGGTAATCCCGCGAGGATCAAGCACTACGGCTTCGACCTGATCATCGTTGATGACCCGGAATTCTTTGCCATAGATTTTGAATCGCGTGCCGGTGTAGTTACGCACCAGTACGAAGTCACCCACTTTGCACCAAGGCCCGGTGGGGAATTTAGCCGTGTCTTTGTACGCGTCCGAACCCATCTTGAGGACGAACAGTACAGAGGTAGCGTGTTCTTCAGCCCGCATGGCGGAAGTCGCTTTCAGCAGCGACGTACCATCGAATTTCTCAGAAACGTCAGGAACGACGCAGAGAAGTTTCCAGCCAGTGGGATCAGGCAACATTGTCGCCCGTTGCTCTTCGGTCTCCGTCTCATCGGGCGTATCCCGCGCAACGATAGGCTTCGGCATGGTCACGCCATGAGGCAAGATAAAGTCAGTCATCATCGGTCTCCAGTTTTTCCAGCAGGTCCATCAAGTGTCGCTCTGCCAACGCTAGGCCCTGAATCACGCCGCAGAGATGTTTATACGCTTCAAAGGACTGACACTGACCGGTAGCTATGTCGTCCGCGAAGTTGTTCATGTCGGTGCGTATTTTGTCGCGCAATACGCGTGCGAAATCTTTTACCACACATCACTCCTTTTTGTCAGAGGTTTGTTTACTTTTTTGCTGAGTATCCCTACCAGATGAGCCTGCACTCATACCCAGCTTCAGACCTTCTCTTGTCTGGTTAGCATCTTCGCGGTCTTTCTCAAGCCCGAGTCGCAGCCCCTCACGCATATGAGTGGCGTCGTCTTTCTCTTTAGCCAGCCCCATTTTCAGCCCTTCGCGTGTGGAGTCCGTCTCCATCTTCTCCCGCTTAAGCTCAAAGTCCCGCTCCATCTGCTCGCGGCGAAGCTCGTAGTCACGCTCCATCTGCTCTCGCTTCAACTGAAGCTCCTGCATCGACTTCTGCATTTCTGACTGGGCTTTCTGCTGCTCAAGCTGCAACTGCTGCTGTTTGATCTGAAGCTCCTGCTGCTGCATCTGCATTACAGGGTCTTGAGCTTGCTGCTGCGCCTGCATCATCTGAGCTTGCTGCTGTGACTGCTGCAACTGCTGCTGTGCAGCGATTGCCATCATGGCAGACATGGACACCTCGACCTCTGGCGGCAGTTTCTCTTCGGGATCAGGCAGCGGCATCCCAATCTGTGCGGCGATCTGCTGACGGTACTCAAACGCCGTATGCTCTGCGATGTGATCCTGTATCGCCGCCATGATCTGCTGTGCGCGGGGGTTCTGGCCGATCTTCTGCTGGATCATCGGGTCTTGGATCATGGCGTTGTGTACCGCCATGTGTGCCGTATGATCTTGGTACATGAAGACTTTCACGGACTCGCCTACAAGAATCCGTCCGTTCTCCGTCACAGGGTCCATAGCCTTGATGTCGTCTTTCAACGGCACGAGCTTGGCGGCGTTCTTGATCCCCAGAACGTCCAGCATCCCCCGGTGAAGCTCCGGTAGGTCATAAATGTCCGGGGCCATCTGTGCCATCTGAATGACGGCTTGGTACTGCACGATCCGCTGCGCCATCGTGGCCGCGTTGGGATCAGACACCGGCAGGATGTCGATATGCTCGTAGTCTTCCTTCTTTACTTTAGCCGTGCCGGTCTCAGGCTCGTAGTTGTACGACTCGTCCGAGTAATCCCGGATGATCTCCGCAAGGAGCTTAAGCTCCTGCTTCATCGTGTAGTGAATTCGCGCCTGAACAGCCGACAGCGGTTTAAGCTGCCGCTCCAGTATTGCCAGCGTCGTGCCGACAGGGGCTTGTGACCCCATGTCGCTGATCTTCACATCGGCTGTTGCGGCGAACCGCCGCCCATCCTCAATGATGGTACCCAGCAACTGAAGCAGGGTCTGGCTAGGCTCTTTATAAGGAAGGGGCAGGATGCTGTCCCGGATGGTCCCCGATCCTACGTCCACATCCCGGAACTCACCGGGGGAGATCGGCGTGTCATCTCCCTTGATCCGCAGGCTCCTAGACTTCAGCCCACCCGGCAGGTTAGACAGCGTACCAGCGTCCACAAGCTGACGGGTCAGCGAGGTAGCTGACTTGGCAAAGTTCCCGATCAGATGGAACAGACCGAAGCCATACGAGCCGAAGCCGGGGATGTACTGATAGTGGACGAAGTGCTGACGCTTGAGACACAGATCGTCTTCTTCCCGCCAGTTGCGCCGGATCGCCAGCACATCGTTTGACCCCTTGATGAGCGTCACGACATACGGCAGGGCGATCCCTTCTTCATCCTCCGGGTCAAGGCTGAGATCAGCGTGTGCCTCATACAGGGTGTAGCGGTCATCGTGGATGTCGCTAAACCCCGTCTCGCTGTCTTTTGCCTTCTTTATATCACTGCGGGTCTTGTCAGGGTCAGGCAGGTCAATGTCCCGGTAGAACCCAGCCTGCTGCAACTTCTTGATTTCATTCTTGGTTTTCCGCATCACATGGGTGACACGGTGGCACATATAGATGTCAGACACGCCGTAGGGCAGCACTACGTCTTCAGCGGGGATGAACACCGCCACTTGCCGCCCAAGGCTCGGGTCATAGTAGACTTTC